GCGTCCCGGCCTGACGACTTCCGTTGCCGATTCTGCGACGCTAAGGCCATCTGCTGGGGCTCCAGCGAAATCGCCGTCCCGCTGCCCGGCCGGTCGTGCCGGTCGTGCTGTCACGCTACACCGGAAATCAACAACAGCAAAGGCGCGCTGTGGTCGTGCGCCCTGCTGCCCCCTGAAGTCTCTGACATCACCCGCGAGACCATGCGCCGGGGTTGTGAGCATCACCTGCTCCTGCCCTCCCTCGTGGCATTCGCCGAACCCGTTGACGCAGGCGATGACTGGATTGAGTTCAGCAACCTGTCAGACGGTGCAGTGTGGCGACACGGCCCCGGCGGCGACATGTGGACCACTGAGGAACTGATAGCAGGGCCGGGGCCGCTGGATGGCCCGAAACAGCCCGACACGCCGCCGTTCCTGGACGAACACGAGGAACCGCCGATCACACAGCGATACCCGTGGGGTGACTCCGAACTCCTTTGGGACGGCCCGCCCGAAGAGATCAACGAGGCCCTTGAGGCCCTTGGGCTGGGCGATCTGCTGGAGACGGTGCCCACCTGCTGCGAATCCACGCCTGAAACCGGGTCGTGCGAGTTTGCAGACCACGCCGTTGCCATAGTCACCTACACCAAAGACAATCACGCCGCTATATGGAGAGGGAAAGAATGAGCAGCCCCCTATGTGTTGGATGCGGATACCCGTGCGGGCAGGATGACCGTTACGCCACCAAGCAGCGAGGCAAAAAGGGCGTACACCTTTACCTCTGCCTTGAGTGCCGCCGGGACTACCACCGCGAATGCGGTAAGAACTTTTCAAGCCGAGACGAAGAGACAGGGAGATTCGACCGAGGTGACTACGAAGAACTCCAGGAAGAAAACTGCGAATCGAGCCGGGAACGTCCTGTCACCTTTGGATACCGCCATGCGTGAGCTGGCGGCCTACGCCGGGCTGCTATCACGGTGGGGAGACGCTACGGGCAATATCCCCGCCCCACGACACTGACCGGCAGAAGTGGCTCCGCAAGCGCTTTGCCGAACACCTGAAAGAGATGGAAGAGAGGAAGTCGTGAACCTGTTTACGCCGCCGCCGATTACCGCAGGGACAATCACGCCGCGACCGTATCAGGAAGAGGCGCTTGAGGCTCTTGACCTGCACGTGCGAACAAAGGAGACGAACCCGTGTGTAGTCATTCCAACCGGAGGGGGGAAGTCGATACTTATGGCGTGGGCGATCCAGCAATGGAAGCGGGACTATCCACCGTTCCGCTGCTGCATCCTTGCTCACCGGAAAGAACTCGTCGAACAGAACGCCGAAGAACTCGCCGGGCTTTGGCCTGGTGGCGACATCGGAGTCTATTCCGCCGGGCTCAGACGGCGTGACATCGACTGCTCTATCACGTACGCCAGCATTGACAGCGTTTACAACAAGTGGGGTGAGTTCCCGCCGTTCGACTGCCTCATCATCGACGAGGCACACCGGATACCGGCCAGGGGGGAGGGGAAGTATCGGAAGTTCATCACCGCATGCCGGAAGCTGAACCCGAGCCTTCGCGTGGTGGGCTTCACCGCTACGCCATTCCGCATGGGCTGCGGGCCGATCTGCCACAAGGACCACATCTTGCAGGAAGTCTGTTACGAGGCCAATGTCGGAGCCCTGATAGCACAGGGGTTTCTCTGCAAGCTGCGCAGCAAAGTGGGCGACGTGCAGCCCGATATGGACAACGTACGGCGCAACTCAGGCGGTGACTACGTTGTGAAGTCGCTCGCCGGAGCCGTGGACACGCCCGACATCGTGCGCCGGGCAGTCCGGTCAGCTATGGGGATCATCAACGCCGAGGGCCGCAAGTCAATCGTGTTCTTCTGCGTCGATCTGAAGCACTGCAAAGACGTGTCGCTGGAGCTGCGCAAGTACGGCATAGAGGCCCCCCAGGTTACGGGCAAGACGCCGCAGAGAGAGCGTGACAGGATCGCAGAGGCGTTCAAGGCAGGCCGGCATCGGGCAATCTGCAACGTAAACGTCTACACCGAGGGCTTTAATGCCAAACGGGTTGACTGCATCGTCCTGCTGCGTCCTACGCTTTCGCCGGGCCTATACGTCCAAATGGTGGGCCGGGGGCTCCGACTCCATCCATCCAAGTCTGACTGCCTCGTGCTGGACTACGCGCACTGCATCGAGACACACGGCCCAATCGACTGCATCGACGAGGGCGAGGTAAGGCTGGCCGACTGCGAGCAGTGCGGCGACGTGTTCAGTCGTGCTATCAGAGTCTGCCCTCACTGCGGATGGGAAATCCCCAAGCAGGAGATCGAACGCGCCGAAGCCGAGGAACGCGAAAAGCGCATGCACGAGGCCGAAGCCGCACAGCGGGCGATCCTGGGAAGCGAGCCGGAAGAGCTGGCAGTCAACTCCGTCAGCATCCACCGGCACCGCAAGCCCGGCAAACCGGACAGCCTGAGAGTGCAGTATCGCTGCGGCCTGAGTACCATCCGCGAGTGGGTATGCCTCGATCACGGCGGCTATGCGGAGCGCAAGGCCCGCGAGTGGTGGGCCAGGCGTTTTGGCAGGGCTGAAGCCGGCAAGATCACCGTTGAGGACGCTCTCAACGACATGTTCACGGCACAGCGAATTACTGACGTGACAGAGAAGATCATCGTTGTCCGCAAAGGCAAACACGTCGAAATCACCGATTACAGACTGAGGAACACCGTCAAGGAGAGAATGCACTATGCCTGAGCCGGTGCTCCCGCTGAAACCGGGAGACAAGACGCCCATCACCGCACACGGCCTCAAGGACGCCACCACGAACGAAAACCGCATCACGCAGTGGTGGGACCGCTGGCCGGACGCCAACATCGGCATTGCCACGGGCGAAGAGGCAGGCTTTTGGGTTCTCGACATTGACGGCGAAGAGGGCTCCGTGTCCCTGCTGTCACTGCAAAAAGAGACCGCTCCGATACCCGAAACGCTGGAACAGAAAACCGGCGGCGGCGGACGGCAGCTCTTTTTCCGCTGGCCCGCGAAGAAGGAGATTCGCAACAAGCAGAACTTCCGGCCGCACATCGACGTGCGCGGCAACGGCGGTTACGTGGTCGTGCCGCCGTCCCTGCATCCGAGCGGGCAGCGTTACGACTGGCCGTACGGTATCGACACAGAGATTGCGGACGCCCCGGCCGCTCTGCTTGACGTGCTGGCACCGAAGAAGCGCAACGTGCCGCCGTGGGAGCGGATCGACCCGCCGGGGAGCGGCGCACCGCCCGCCAAGTCGGAAGAGCCGTCCCTGTCCGGCAGCGTGTCGGTGGTTGAGCGGGCCAGGCTCTACTTGCAGGAGTGCGACCCGGCGGTACAGGGAAGCGGCGGACACAACGCCCTGTTGTGGGCTGCGCGGGCAATGGTGGTCGGCTTCGAGCTTGACGACGCCACGGCGCTGAATCTGCTGTGGGCTGAGTTCAACCCCCGGTGCAGTCCGCCGTGGGACCGCAGCGACTCCCGCGAGCGCCGTGACTTCGAGCGCAAGGTGAAGGAAGCACGGGACACGTCCGGCGAAAAGCCGCGTGGCTGGCTGCTGGATGAGTACGGGCTCCGAAGCAGCACGAACGCTATGGCGATACTCCCGAGTATCAGGGAGTCGGTCAAGAAGATGGTGGAAGCTGCCACTTCTACCGACTCGAACCCGCCCGACGCGCCCGGGCGTGAGCCGTTCCCGCTGGAATGCTTCCCGCAGAAGGTTGCCGACTTCTGCCGTCAGGTTGCCGACGCTCATGTCGTTGATCGTTCCTTTGCCGGGCTCCCGGCGCTCGTTGTGGCCGGCGCGGCGATGGGCAACGCTTGGCGGCTGCAATGCAAAAAGGGGTTTGTGGTCCCGCCGATCCTGTGGGCCGGTCTCGCCAGCCCGTCGGGGACAAACAAGAGCGGACCCCTCAACGAGGTCATGTCTCCGTTGCGTGCCCCGGTGCCGATTGACGAGGCGGCTGATGACACAATTCTCAACCCGCAGGGCAGGGTGCTGCTGAGTGATGCGACACTCGAAGCGCTCATAGCGCGCATGGCAGAGAACCCGCGTGGTGTCTGCTGCTTCCGCGACGAGCTGGCGGGATGGGCCAAGAGCTTCAACGCCTACAAGAAAGGCGGGGGAGGCGGCGACGAACAGGCATGGATCGAGTTCTGGGGAGCCAAGGAGTACATACTGGACCGCAAGACCAACGACGAACAGTTACGCATACCGGCGGCTGCATGCAGCGTGATAGGAGGCATTCAGCCCAAGATATTCGCCGAGTGCTTCGACCCCGGCAAGTTTGCGAGCGGCCTTGTGCCCCGAATCCTGATAGCATGCCCGCCGGTGATGGACATGTACTGGACTGAGGACGTAGTTGCCGATGACGCGAGCGACGACTGGCATGACGCGATCATGTGGCTCCGCACGCGGCCGTTCAAAGCGCTCAACACCAATACGGGAAGATTCGAGCCCCATGTTCTGAAGTTCTCGCCGGACGCCAAAAAGGTCTACGTGGAGTATTTCAACGCAGTATCGCACCTGACGCACGGCATGGAGGACGAACACTGCCGGTCGGTGGCATCCAAGGCCCGCGTCATGGCCGCACGCATGGCGTTGATCCATCACGGCCTTGTGCTGGCATGCGGCGACGGCAGCGAGGTTGCCGGGCCGGTCGGTGTGGACAGCGCCAAGGCCGGAGTGGCGTGGGCGAAGTGGTGTCTTGCCGAACAAATGCGCGTGTTCCAGTTCTCGAACGTTGAGTACGCCCGCAAGCAGGCCGACTACCTGCTGGGCTGCATCAAGGACCGATGCAAGGGCAACAGCGCCACGGTCAGGCAGGTCCAGCGCCTGAACGCCAAGCGGTACAAGAACGCCGACGCGGCCGTCGCGGCAATGGAGCAGCTCGTTGAGGCCGGATATGCCCGGTGGGCTGACGAGCGCAAACAGAAGATCATACTGGTATGAACGAATCGGTAACAATCGTTCTCCCCCTTCCGCCCCGCGTGCTGTCACCGAACCGCCCGCCGGGGAGTCGCGGGGGGAGAATGAAGAAGGCGGCGGCAACCAAGAAGTATCGCCGCCTGTCCCGCCGGGCCGTCGAAGCCGAAGGGATCGAAACATGCCCGTGGGAGCGCGCAGAAGGCCGCGCAGCGTTCTTCCACGCGCAGAAGCGGCGACGGGACGGCCCCAACTACAACGCAAGCCTGAAGGCGGCTATTGACGGCCTCGTGGACGCTGGCCTGCTGAGTGACGACGACCACGAGCACTTTGCACTGCTGCCGCCCAGGTTCGAGATTGACAAGGAGCACCCAAGAGTCGAGTTGACGATAGAAAGGAAAGCATGATGGGTAGAAAGCGATCCCCCGCAGAATTGACAGCAAGGTCATGGCGACGAATAGCAGAAATCATCCGCGACGTTGACATGGATGAATACTGTTACGCGGATGACGAGATGATTGACGAGATTTACAAGCTGGCGGACACCATCGAGGACCAAGCGAAGTTGGTTAAGGCAGATGAGTTGTTGCTGGAAGCGGTGCATGGCAACCTGAAAACGCCGGACTCAGAGAAGGTACGCCGCAACGGCCACACGATTGAATTTGTGGGCAGCGGAGGGCTGGCACACTGTTCAGTTTGCGGTTGCACTGAGGGGGAGATGCCAACCGAGTGCCCCGGCTACAGGGTCAGCCCCGTTTTACGCCGGGAAGTCAGTGCAGGCAAGTCAGACTTCATTGACGGCGAGTGGGTGGCGATTACGTCAGAGAAAGCGATGAACGAATCCACAACAAAAATCGTCAGCATGTTGATGGCTGCGCGAGAGTTTTGCACCGATGTGGATTGCAGAAAGGGATTCATGGAAAGCACGCGAGGCGATGGGTTGGGGAAATTAGCCTCGCACATGCTTTTCGACAGAGCCGAACGTGGACTTGACGAAATGCGGGATGCGTTGGACTGCGCAATTCGCTCCATTTGCGAGTCGAACAAGTAGGCATACACAAAAAAAGGCCCCCGGCCGTCGCAATGACAGCCGGGGGCTTCGTGCGTTTGGGGGTTGTGGTCAGTTCCGCTCTATGATCTTCCGTATCACCTTGACGTTCCACTTTCCTGTCCGTGCAATGTCAGGCATATCCTCGTTCATCGCTCTCATTATCGCGTGCGGATTGCGCCCCTCTTCGGCCAGTTCCTTAATGTGGTCTACGGCCTCTTGCTCCCTGGGTTCCGGCACCAGCTTCGACGAGTCGCCGGGGTCGATCTTCCAGCCGTACGGGGCATAGCGCCCCATCCGTTTGCCGTTGCGCTGGTGCTGGCACATAGTGTCATGGGTGCGCTCCGCGATCTGCTTGCGCTCAAGCTCCGCCACGGCGTCCATGATCTGACGCACAAACACGACCGTAGGGTCGTCATCGTCGCCGTCAATGTCGCCTGAGACGGCGACGATGTTCGCACCGGCCGCTTTCACGCGCCGCCGGGTCAACTCCGCGATCAGAACGTCGCGGGCCAGCCGGTCGCGTTTGTAGACCAACAGCACGTCACCCTCGCCAAGGGCCGCGATAGCACGCGCAAGCCCCGGCCGTTCGGAGTCCTTGCCGCTGGCGTCCCTGTCCTCGAACACTCCGCCTATCTCCCAGCCGCGTTCAGCCGCGAACCGTCCGCACTGCGCGGCCTGAACCTCGCAGCTTTCCGACTCTGAGGCGTTGCGACGCGGGGAGAACCGCGTGTAGATGATGCAGCGCATAGGTCAAATCCCCCTTGCTTTGTCGATAGCCGCACGAAGGCGGCGCTTTGCGGAGCACGTCCAGCATGTCCCGTGGCACAATGCGGAGTCACACGTACGCGGGACGTGAGAGAGGCAGGACAATGCCTTTTCGGCTCCATCCAGCAACTCCGGCGCGGCGGCGATCAGGCGGGCGTTGCGTTCTGCCTGTGCTGTGGTCCCATATACCGACGCAATCAGTTGCCCGTTTCTCAGGCTGTCTGCATATCCCGGTGTATGTACCGGAACAGTTCCCGCAACCGGTCCTGTCTGCGGACGCCCGACCACCCACGGCCCTGGTGTGTGTTTGTTCTCGCTCCTCATTCCGCACCACCTTCCTTGTTCGCTTCTGCAAATCTGTCCGGTCGTCCTGTCGCCTTGGCGTAGGCCGCGCTGACCTTCGCCCACGCTTCACGGATTGCACCGCGTGTCTGCGGGCAGTCGCCGCACACGTTGAATGCCGCAAAGGCGGTATCGGCCTCGTCGAGGGCTTCGAGCATGTCCGGTGCCGCCGCAATCAGGCGGGCGTTGGCAAGATAGCGCCCGCCCAGACCCGTAGGCGTCCGGCATGCAATCTGTTCGCCGTCACTCGGCCAGTCGATTGGCGGGCCGATCACGTAGCTTTGATAGAAGATGCCGCGCTCAGTCTCTTCCCGGACGCGCCACGGCCCCGGTGTGTGTTTCTCGATTCTACCCATGATAGCAACCTCCTTACATGAATCTTCCGGTGAACTCGATCACGCTGAACATGGCCCGCTCTACCGCTCGGCACGCCAGTTCATCGTGGCGAAACTCGTCAGCTCTTCGGGGTTCATCCCTTCGCGGTCGGCCAGGTGCATCAGGTCCGCCATCAGGTCCGTAATGCTGTCCTCGCACAGTTTCGTCATTTCGCCGCGTGTGGCGTTCGCCGCCTCCACGCTGACATGCGCTGTTTCGGCCCGGTCGGCATTGCACCGCGTCGAGCCTTCTGTCACTTTTCCGGGGTTCCACATTCTCGTCTCCTTTGTGGTGATAGGGACTTGTGTTCTGTGCGGCTCATCCGCACACTAAAAGGCCCCGCCCGAAGGCGAGGCCCTGTAGGTGTGGGGGTGAGATTGGCTGGCTATGCAATCACGTATACATCGCCGTCGATCACAGCACGCACTTGCGGTTGTGCTGGCGTTGCCGCCTTTGTCATTTGCGCCCGTAGCGCCGCCTTCGTTTTAACACTGACCATCCGCACCGGCGTCCAGTCGTCAAGCCCGGACCGGCGCTGTACCTCGATTCGTGCGCCTGTCAGGTCGTCTGATAGTTGATTCATCTGCACCTGTTCCATCGTCAATTCTCCGTGTTGTGGTGGCCGGGACCATCCCGCCCGTACGGGGGCCAATGTAGCACACCGGCCCCCGGCCGGGAAGGGTGATAATCAGTCCTCAGCGCCAATCGTGATCTGCGTCACGGAGTCGGGGCAGGGCACCAGGTTAGCCACCGCCGTCACAGCTCCGAGGATGAATGCCGCCGTCACGTCGTCTGACATGATAGCATCCACGGTTTGGCGTGCCGCTTCGACCTCACCGGCCAAAACTCCGCGATCCTCCTTGCAGCCGGAAACCCATTTTTCCAGCCGCTGGCGGTTTTCATCGCGCACGGCGGCAATCCCGCCTTTCATGGACGCGTCGCAGCCCCCTTCAGTCCGGATCATCTCAAAGAGCGTCTCTACTGCTGCAACCGTGGCGTTGCTTACCGCCCTGCCAACCAGCACCGCATGCACCTGTTCGGGGTTCAGTTTCGTTGTTTCCACGTTCTTGTCTCCTGTGTGGTTTTCGGGTCGGGACCATCCCGCCCGTGCGGCCCTCCGTGCCGTGATAGCACCAAGGGCCGTCCGGGGGAGAGGATCAGGCTCTGACGCCGAATCCTGCGGCAATCCGCTCAACTGTTTCGAGGTCGGACTGATTGCGGTATATGCTGCTGCTGTTGATCCACGGCCGCTCGGCCGTGGCAGTGTCCAGCACGTCCAGCACGCAGCCCGCCCGGCGGCAGGCGTACATGAGCCGGTTGGCGCGGCTGTAAAGCCGCAGAGTCCAGGCTGCGTGCAAATGCGTGACGTAGTTGGCGACTTCTTCGATGGTTGTACCCGGGGGCAGAATCCCGCTGCTGACATACACCCGCTCGTGCTTCTGCGGTATGTGGCTGTCGGGGTCCATGCGGGCGTACAGGTCAACTCGCCAGTTGCCGCCGTTCGTGATGCTGACTTCGGCGCGTTCGATGCTGTACGTGTCGGGGTAGTGATGCACGTCCATGTTTTTGTCTCCTGCGTGGTGTGTGGCCTGCCATCATCAGGCGCGGAGCGGCCAGTCTCCGCACGACGGGGCATTGCGGCCCCGTTTCGGCTTGTCATATATTGCCCATCCTCCGGCGTGCCTCTTCGGCCTTGCGTTTGCGCTCGTCGGCCTGATAGCGTTGCCAGCGCAACTCGGCAGCTTCCCGTTCAGCATCGGACACCCCGCCGCCGCCGGTGCGCTCTTCGGGGAGTGACTGCAAAGCCGCCTGCGCGTCCTGCTCGGCGTTATACTCGCGTTCCCATACTGCGGCCATGCCCAGCCATACGCATGCGCGGTTAGCCACCTGCCTGCCGTTGGCGGGAATGCCGTTGTGGTCCACGTAGTGCGACTTGGGCAGATACGACCGCTCGCCGCGTCCGCCGAGACCGGCAATGTCGCTTACCCTGTCCCGCACGTATGCACGCTGGTGCAGCACTCCGTGACTGGCCCAGTCCCGCGTCACGTCTGCGGCGATGTACGCCAGTCGGCCGAAGTCCATATCACCGGTGATGACGGGCGCGTAGAACACATACCCGTACTGGCTGTTTTCGGGGTTAAGCCATGCGCCCTGCCAGTAGACATGCACCGGCCGGAACTGCTGCACGATACGGATTGTCGCCACGAAGGCGGCAAGGCGTCCGGCGTCCGGCGTACTGCTGTCGGTGGACACAACGACCGTAACGGGCTCCAGCGTGTTGCTGGCGTCCCGCAGCGACCGTCGCACCATCTGATAGCACGGCGAGTCGTCACCGCTGGCCACAAGGGCGGGGTCGGCAAATATGCCATCGTCGGACCGCTCCCATTGCGGTCGCCGTGCCAGCCGGGGCTCAATCGCCAGCGCGTCCGCTATCAACGGCTCAGACTGCTCCACGGCGCGATTGGCAAGCCCCTGTCGGCCGTTGACAAGATACCTGTCAATATGCTCGTGCGCCTTGCTCTCGTGGCCTTTGCGACGGCCGCGGAACTCGTGGGCGTCCATCGCATCGCGCCGCACGTCCTCCATGCTGTCCAGCATCTCAACGCGCAGCTCGCAAAGCTCGCTCGCCTTGACCTTGGACGGACCAAGGGCGCACATGTTCGCCACCCATTTTCTGTTCGGCTTGACTGTGGTTGTTCTGCGTCCTGCCATTATGCCGCCCTCCTTGCCTGTCCGACCAGGTCCGCCGGGTTGCCGCATTTGTCGATAATCCGCCGTCTCGTGTCGGACGCGCACAGCGCCAGCACAAGGGCGTTGGCTACCTCAAACGCCGGTATCCCGGCCCGAAGGGCCCGGACACCAAGCAGGCTCGCCCGTGGGCTCACGAGCACCGATTTGCCCACTTCGGCGCGCACCTTCTGTACCCATTCGACCCACGTCCGGCACTGCGAGGCGTCCGCCGGTTCGACCGGCGTCCACGGGGCAGAGTCGGATTTGCCGCCGATTGCCAACGCCAGCTCCAGCCCTTCATCATAGACGAACTCCACCACAGCAAAGCGGTTCAGTGTCGCGGCGTCCAGCCGTTGGCGTGCGGTGAAGCCTGCCACTGCGCCCGTGCCGTTGGTGTTGGCGGCTGCAACGACTCGGAAATTGGGGTTGCGGTCAACCGTCTCACCGTTGGGGAACATGTAGTGGTCATTGGCAAGCAGGGCATTGAGACCGGCGATGATACCGGGGTTTCCCGTGTCGATCTCGTCGATCAGGACAAGCCCGCCCTCTTTGTACGGCCGATACAGCCAGCCCTTGACGTACTCGCCGCTGACAAGGTTTTGGAAGCCGAGCAGCTTGTTTGCGGTGGTGGTTTCGTCAATGCTCATAACGTACGGTTCGACGCTGAGAGCCTGCGCCAACTGGCGTGCAAGGTGCGTCTTGCCAGCTCCCGGGGCTCCCCAAAGCCATACAGGGACATTGGCCCGCAGCCAGGTCAGTATCTGCGGATACTGGCGATGTACGAGCCCGTCGATCTCGACCGGCCCGCCTTCGATCTCAGGCAGGTTGATACTCCAGCCGCCGGCGCCGGATTCCTCGATCTCCTCCCGCACGATCTCGCGTACTCGATACTCGTCAACTCCGGCCTTGACGCGACCGCTGACAGCGCGTGCTATCACGTCGGCAAGGTCGGCTGAGTCGGCGGCAGGCTTGGCCGGTGCAGCGACGCCGCCCGGCAGCGTCCCATCTTCGATGTAGGCGATTTTCGCGGCCTTGTCCGCAGAGTGTACCCAGCTTGACTGGATGCCCTCCTTGGCGCAACGGTCGCGGCACAGGTCGCGCAACTCGCCGGTGTTCAGCTTCCAAAGATCCATTGTCCTATCCTTTCCTGTGTGGTTTTTGCTCGATGCTCCATGCACCGACTACGACCGGCCAGACTCAACGCCTGACCAGTCGTGTGTCGATCCATGACACTCGTGCGGCATCCTGCCCGTATCTCAGGGATTGGTAGGGGATTGTGTAACCGCGTCTATCTCGCACCTTCCGTTGCGAGGGAGCCCGGTGTCCGCCCTGCGGGAGACCTTCCGTGTTCTAGGCTTCGAGCACCGGGGTTGAGCCCCCGGCCGCCTTGCTCCGGATTTTCAAAGAACAATCCTACTATACCAAGGTTGGTTGGTAATTCCAACAAGTTGCCGCAACTTTTTTGTTCGACGTGGTGTGACAGGTATGACAGGCGGCCGATGGTGTGACGGATTGTGACACGTTCGACAACATGTGACAGCATGTTGGCAAGGTGACAGGTAGGACACGGCAAGACAGGTATGACAGAGCATGACAGCACCGTGCTAGCACGATGGACGCCAACACGTTACGACATTCGTGTCATACATCGTCACACTAAGGGCGGATTGTCGCACCTGTCGAACTCGTGCCAAAAGTGTCATACTTTTTGGTGTCATACCTATAGATCTTTTGGGGATTCGGGGGAGGGGAGAGGGGTAAGGTATGACATAGTATGACAAGTAAGACTATATAGACTATAGACTATAGAGTATGACACTTTTTTCTCAATTCTGAGAATGAGCAGGGCAGGACGGCAGCTCCCGCAGCCTCGAAGGCAGGCAGCAGGGGAGGGGGGCAGATCGCCTTGCGTCCGACTTCGACAAGGCCGATCCCCCTTGGCCGAACGTGCTAGCATGACCAAGGGAACCCTTGGTACAGCGCAGATCAGGCAGGAAGCTGGCCGGTGAGCCGCCGAAGGCGAAAAAGGAAACGGGACTCCTGCCGCC